TGCAACGATACCCTTCACAAAATCGGCAGGGTTACCCATTAATGCAGCTTTTTCTTCTGTTTCTCTTCGACGTAACAGGATCCTTTCTTTTAACCATTCGGGGTGGCTATCCCACTCTGCTTTACGGATATTTTTAGGTTTCCTGAGACCAGTGCTTTTACGCATTAGGTAGGCTTTGTTGTGGTTGTTGTATCTGAGCTAGCATTTGCTGTTGTTGGGCTTGATCAGCTTGTTGTTGTTGTGCTAGTTGGGCTTGCAGGAGGGCCGCATTCTGTTTCATCTCTTCACGATCTCGATCCATCATAGCTTTAAGTTTAGAACCATCCATCTGGGTATTGTATTTAGCTTGCATATCCATTATTGCAAGTTCTGCCTGAGATTCAATACGATCCTTTTCTCTATCATCCAAACGAATCATTTTTTCTCGGTCAAGTTCAAGTTTGCCCATATCATTCTGTGCATCCGATTGAGCTTTCTGAGCTTGAATTTGAATATATTGTTCCTCTGGTGATGGTTTCTCTGGTTCTTTAGGAGGAGGTTGATACTGTTCCGGATCACCAAAAAAGGCTTCCGGATCTTTAAATCCTGCCAACTGTACCATACGGGAGAGAGTCGTATGATACTGACTCAAATTAACAATAGGATTTTCCAAACCATACTGTTGCAGTAGTGTCTCCTGCTTTTGAGCAATGGTTGACAGGAATTGCATTTTCTCCATGTCATTTCCAGCACCAAGTGGAATATCAACCATTACATCCATGTCTGCATCCCAGTACCTAGGATCTATTGGAATCCACTGGTTATTCAATCTGGTCATTATTTCTCTATCTTGGTGCTTGTGTATTAACTGAAGAATGCCTTTATATAGTGGTTTCAGTCCAGATTCAGCAAATATTCGTGCAATCAGCTCAATATGTGCTTGTGCTGCCTTTACAGTTGAATCAACAGCAAGTTTAGTTGCAGATTGTAAGTTTTCTGAGTCCATGCCCTGGGATGCCTTTGTAATGCCGGTCCTCGTGGACTTAATTTCATCTAGCATCCCAAGGATCGGTAAGGCCTGTTGTCCAACAAATGGCATATCCAGTTGTGTGACAGCACCGGGTCCTCGTGCTCTAATAATAGAACCCACCTCGGTATTCAAAACATCTTTCAGGTTCACCATATTTTCTTGAACCAGCATCCTAGGATTAACTGCCATTACAAGGGAATCCATTACATTTCTCAGGATTGCCGACTTGATCCTCTGTATATCTGCAACAATATCAGTAATTGAGGCACCAATTGCAGTATGTGGTTCCGGTGCAGGACAAAACAAGACAAATGGAATATAGTCACAAGGATTGTTATCTACAACATTGTGTGAATTTCCAATCGTACATATTCGTCTCAATTCTGATATACCATCTTGATCAACATCCAGATTTATATATGATTCACAATAAAGAACTCTCCTCTGTGCAGGTTCCATGTGTGTACGACCCCGATCTGGAGTTTCAGAATGTCGTGAAATAAATTCTTCATTACTACCAAATGCTGCATCAGCAGATGAATGTTCTTCAAGCATTTCTGGATCATAACCCAAACTTGTTAATTCAGAAATTGTTTTGTAGGATCGATGGGATACTATATCAGCTTCCAGAACATTCTTTGCTCTTCGGTCAATGAGAAATTCTTCTGGTGGTAAAGCTTCAACTCTGATCTTACCCTTTTTAGTTCTTCGTTTAACAGTAACATCAAAAAGTGGAATACCATCTTGGGTCTGATCTTTCTGTTCCATTTCCACTGATTCAACATCTTCCTCTCCAGCAATCATCTGGGCTTGTTGTTCATCAAGACCACTGAATTTTGATGTTGATATTTTCTCAGCTTCTTCCCACCAATATTTCATAACACCAGTTCGACGGATAAGAGCATCCTGGAATACAGACATCATCGTATTGAAGAAGTCTGGTTGTTGTTCCATCAACAGGTTATTGATATAATCAGAACATTGTTCGGCCATCTGCACATCTTCAGGGCCATTTGGAGTAAATGAGAGGATTTTCTTTGTACCAAAAAAGATACGCATCATGGAGGGAAGTATTGAATTGACTGTATCTCGAACATCATAAGAGACAACACCAGACCGACCTTCATCATCTTGTTCAGGGATATGTCCAGAATAATATTTTCCTGATGTTATCCGATCTTGACCAAGTTCATTATCTGAATATGAAATAGCATCATCAAGCAAGTGTCCAACATAGGATTTAATTTCTACTTCATCCATCTCTTCTACAAACCCTGCTTCCTCATCAGTGGCAAATCCTTGTACTTCACCAGAATCACCATATTCACTTATTTCTGCCATGTTTCCCTTTTACGAATTCGTTATAATCTGTTTGAGCTTTTTCATTGTTGCAAATATGACAACTAATAACTAAGTTATTAATATCCTTTGTTTTTTTCCTAGTTTTAAGTTTCACCCGTGGAATCTTGTGATCAATAACAAACTTATCTGGATATAATGCAATACCACAATAGTGACATGGTGCAGTAATATCTGTTAGTCCCATTGCATCTAACCAGAGATAGATATAAGTCTCACGATTATATCCACCTTTAAAAATACCTAGTTTTTTCTCTCGCTGTACTCTTTTGTTCCACTTACATCTCTGTGAACAATATTTTTGACTGGTGTATTGATTTGGGATGGGAAGATATTCTTTATTGCAATATTCACAATTCTTTTTAAACCTAGAGCTTTTTAAAACCATATATTCCTTTATGGTATCACAACTTAAACAACAACTTAATACTATTGTTTAAACAATACCAGGAATATTACGCATAAGAGGTTTTTGCCAGGATGCTCCATATCCGGCATGAATTGCTGCATTACCTGCAAATGTCAGTACAAATGCATCTGCAAAGTCTGGAGAACCACGGTGCCCTATACGTTTCTTCATTTCATCCTTGGTTTCCATCCGTATTTTACCTGATGACTCAAATGAGTATCTAGGTGAACATAATTCAAACATCAACCGTTCATCACGAGGAATACGACAGTGACGTTGTTCGAACCATTCTTTAGCTTTGTGCCACAGTTCTGCTCTCAAATTTTTATATTGTCCAGATAAAGAGGCAGATTCTCCAGTATTAATACCAACAACTGGTAGACCAAGTTCCATACCTCGATCAACAATAGAGGCTCCAATGCCAATTACATCAACCAATATTTCAACTGGAGCCTGTTCTTCATCTTGTGCTTTCTTGTATTCTGCAGTTACAATGCCCATCAATTTCATAGTATCAAGCTTAGCCCAGCTCTTGATTGGTTCCATGACTGTATTACCTCTCCGTTTACACAAAGCAGATTTATCGGATCCATACCTAGCTACGTCCAAGCCCCAAGAAATACCACCTTCTGTTGGATCCACATCTCTAGTAACTGCTGTTTCCACCAGTTCATTAGAAATAATCGTATCATCTGAAGATTCTGCAAATTCTCCAAGAACTCTAATACGATATGTATTAGAATCAACACCATAGCGTTCGGCCATCTCTTCAATGTATTCTTTTTTCACTCGTGTAGAAGTTTCACAGGACACAGTGAGGGTCCACCATCTATCAACTAACCGAGTAAAAGCATCGTGGAAATAACCTTCTGGCCGAGTAGGATTCCCCAGTAATAACAGGGTTGCATTACCAGACAGTGAACCACCTGCTGCAGAAAATATAGCATCATCAACAGAACTAGCCTCATCCACAATCAGTAAAACCTTATCAGAGTGTATACCTTGGAGGGCCTCTGGTGTCTCTTTCCGAGCAGTTCTGCAGGATATAAAGGATCCAGATGGATCTGACTTTAATGTGATTCGTTCGCTAAACACTTCAAATAGCTTATTCAGGGCCGGAGGTAATCGTATCAGTTGGGACTTTAATTCAGCAAACAGAGCATCGTATAGTTGGGATGCAGTTGGAGCCGTACAAACTGTCTTTTGGGGATAGAAACATAGCATGTGGTGCATCATTAACCAGGCTGCACAAGTAGATTTTCCAACACCATGTCCAGATTTTACTGCTAACAACCTAGACTTCAGTGATTGGTTCATCACTTTCTTTTGCCATGCATCTGGTTCTACTTCTAAAATGTCTCTAACGAATTGTACGGGATCGTTTTTATATCTGGCAATGAATTCTGTGAATACGTTGATTGGAACTTTCTTATGTGCCATAAATCTTCTGGTAGTGAATCAATATCATTTAATTCTTCATTTGGAACCCAGTAGCTCAGGGTTGTTGTTCCATCATTATTGTGGTACCACTCTTCATGGACAAAAACTTCAGGTGCAGATAGCCACCCTTTAATCTCATAAACACCATAGGATCCAATAACTAAAACATAATACTTATCTGGTTTATCTTTTTTCTTCAAAAACAAATTATCAAGTGGATGTGGTCTCGTTCGAGCTTCA